GAGTATGTAGGAAACTATACCGTTAAGCCAATTTTAACCCCTACATATTTAAACTTAGATGTAAGTTGTGCTGGATATTGGGAAGACTCTATACCTCTTTCATATTTTGGAAAGCAAGTAACTAGTGCTGGTGGTTTACAGTATTTTGATCTAGATATGATTCAGTTTAATATTGATATTCCTACTCAGGTTTTAACCTCTCCTTCTGCAAGTTCTTATGCTCTTTCAGATCTAGTAAAAACTTATGTTACTTTGCAAGATAGTGATAATGTTGGAAATATTGCATATTCAACATATACAAATACTCAAGAAATTGGTGCAGGAAGGGTTTTGGATTTTGATAATACAAATGATGTTGTTGAAACAAAGTTTGAGGTAGTTGATGGAACAATCATAATCCCACCTAAAGAACTAGTTGATTTTAAAGACTACTATATAACTATTCATATTGAGGCTAAAGTCGAGGGTATAAGTAATAAACCATTACAAATTAGAAAGATGTTATTATCATCTCTAGTAACCAATGAAAAGACCTTTACTGAAATAGGAACTAGGACTGGAAATAAAATATATCCAGTAGCAAAATATAATAGGACATATTCTTTTAAAGATAAAAATCCATTTACCATATACCCAGAAACTTCCCCATACCTATATTTGACTGGAAATTCTGGAATAACAATGTTGCCTTATACCTCTCAAGCAGAAAGAGGTTTTTCAATACCTATTAATAAAAATAGAAAGGCTTCATACTTTTTAGGTGGAGTTCAATTTTGGGCTATGTATAATAAAGACAATTTAATAGACTCTACTAAAAAAATTGCCAGGGTATCCACTATTGACAAAACTTATGATTTTTTTATTGAACCTATAGACAATGGAAAAAGGGGTATATTAAAAGGATATGACGTTGAAACTGGATTCATATCAGATATTATCAATGAAGTCGTAGGAGATATATTATTCTACCAAGATGGATATTTAATTAAAAATCCAATAATTAATCCACTTAAATGGACTTCTATCGTAATAGCCTTTGGATCAAGCATACAGTCTCCCCTAGCATCTGGAAGTTTAGAACTATATGAAGGAGCCTTATATAATAATATTTCAATTTATGAAAAGCCACAGATTACATCAAACTTTACGGTTGGAAGTAGAAATTGGCAAGAAGCAAGGTTTACAGATATAGAAACAGAGACTGAGTCTATTACTACAGAAAATCAATGGGATGATTGGTTGGTATACACATGGACAGAGTTGTACGCACCAGTAGAGTTGTTTAAGTTTGCAATAGATGGAAAGAATATTTTAGAGTCATATTCTGGAACTGCTGGTGTAGTAATTGACGATAATGCAACAATATTGTTTAATTCAAATGGGGCAGACCTATTTTCTAACGTTACATGGGAGACAAGACTTGTCAAACCAGTATAATATGGTATACTTGTGTACATGAATAAGCCAAAACTCAAAAATAATGGTAAGCCTAAGTTAACAGTAATAGAAAAAAAATCAGACTGGGGAGTTTACGTTTGGTTATGTGACTTTGACAGTAAACCATTTGGTGATGGTAACGGTAATATAATGAATGTTCCAGGAAGACCATATGATTTAGAAAAGATGGCAAAAATAAGACAAGCGGCAGAACACTATGGTGCTCCTGCAGGAAAGGTCCATTTCATGGCTGGTGTAAATAGAGTTAGTGACGAAGAGCATCAAAATCAAATTCATAGAATGAAAGAAGGATTAATTCCTAGCGAAACAGACATAGGTGCATGGATGCTTGCCCAAGAAGGAATGAGAAAAAATGGAAGATAATAATGATGCAATAGCAAAAATAGATAATTTAGATAAAGCACAACCTAAAGAAAAAATAGATTCTTTTAATGTTGATGCAGAAATAGTAAAATCTTATAATGGAATAGATCATAATTTTAAAAGAAAGATTAATAGAGTTGTAAGTAAGGCATTTACAGGTGTTGGTAATACTAAGTCAAAACAACTATTTCCAGAAATGGATATGGTTACAGCCTACGGTTTATTTGATGTTGTTCTACCACCATACAATTTAGATGAACTTTCTTATTTTTATGAAAACTCATTTGCAAATCACGCAGCAATTTCAGCAAAAGTATCAAACATAGTTGGACTTGGATATGGTTTTGAAATTACAGATTCAGTATTGGCAAGACTAGAAGAAGCACCAAATGAAGAATCATTAATGAGAGCACAAAGAAAAATACAAAGAGCAAAGGCTTCTTTAACCGAGTGGTTAGAAAGTTTAAATGATGAAGATACCTTTAGCCATATTTTAGAAAAAGCATATATTGATGCAGAATCAACAGGTAACGGATATATTGAAATTGGTCGTAAAGTAAATGGAGAGATTGGCTACATTGGCCATATCCCAGCAACTACAATTCGTGTACGCCGTATGCGTGATGGGTATATTCAAATAGTAAATCAAAAGGTAGTATATTTTAGAAACTTTCAAGGTAAAAATGCAAACACAGTAACAACTGATCCTAGGCCAAACGAATTAATTCACATTAAGAAGTACTCTCCAAAGAACTCATACTATGGAGTTCCAGATACAGTTGCTGCTGCAACATCTATGGTGGGTAACGAATTAGCAGCAAAATACAATGTTGACTATTTTGAAAATAAAGCAGTTCCTAGATATATTGCAACTTTAAAGGGTGCAAGACTTAGCCCAGATGCAGAAGATAAGTTTTTTAGATTTATGCAAGCAGGACTAAAAGGTCAAAATCACAGAACCCTTTATATTCCTCTTCCATCAGATGGTCCAGATAACAAGGTAGAGTTTAAACTAGATCCAATCGAAAATGGTATTCAAGATGGGTCATTTGAAAAATATCGTAAGGCAAATCGTGACGATATCTTAATGGCACACCAAGTTCCATTTTCAAAGGTAGGTGGAGGTGAAGGTGTATCAATAGCCTCAGCCCTAGTTGCCGATAGAACCTTTAAAGAGCAAGTTGCTAGACCAGCACAAAGAAATCTTGAAAAGACAATAAATAAACTTATTAAAGAAAAGACCGATATGCTTTTGCTTAAATTCAATGAGTTAACTTTAACTGATGAAGATACTCAAAGTAAGATAGACGAAAGATATTTGCGTATGCAGGTTGTTGTTCCAAATGAAGTTCGTGAAAGAATTGGGTACCCAGCAAGACCAGGTGGCACAGATCCAGTCCTTTTAGGAGCACAAGCCAGAGCAGAACAAACAGCACAGGCAAGTGGAAATAGACGCAGAGACCAAGAAAGAACTAACAACGCATCCGACTCAACATCTACCACAAGAGGTAGAAGTGCACAGGGCGAAGGCAGATCTCAAGAATAAATGCTATAATATTATAAAGTGTCTATAAACACTTATTATAATAGAGGTAGAATGACTAATTTAACTAAAGCCTTTTGGCACTCTGAAGAAAATAATATTAGACTATCTATGCCTATTGGCAAAGTAGATAAAGAAAAACGTATGGTATCAGGATTTGCTACCCTTGACAATGTTGACAAACAACATGACATAGTTCCAACAGATGTTAGTGTTAAAGCCTTTGAAAGATTTCGTGGTAACCTAAGAGAGATGCATATGCCTATCGCAGTCGGTAGAGTAATGTCATTCAAATCAGATAAATTTTATAATAGAGAAGAAGATAAGTTTTATAATGGGGTGTACGTAGATGCATATATTTCTAAAGGTGCTCAAGATACTTGGGAAAAGGTTCTTGATGGTACTCTTTCTGGGTTTTCTATTGGTGGCAGTATCAAGGAATCGGACAGCGTATACGACCCCGACTTGGATAAGGCTATCAGGGTTATTAAGGACTATGACCTCCAAGAATTATCATTAGTAGATAATCCTGCTAATCAATTTGCAAATATTGTATCAATTGAAAAAATAGCAGACGGTAGTAATAAAATTGATGGTATCATTAGTAAAGTAGATCTTGAAAATGTTTACTGGTGTGAATCAGATTCACTAATTAGACTTTCAAAAGACGAAGACTCTTCATGCCCTTCATGTGACAAGGGTATGACAAATATTGGTTTCGTAGAATCAAACGATTCAGAAAAGAATTCTGTGGTAAAAGATTTATTAAAATCACAGAAAAATAGACTTGGTGATAAAGTAGCCAAGGCTGATAATCCTATCAAGGAGGGGAATAATATGGCAGATCAAGAAATTACAAAACATGATGATGTTGCAGAAGTGGCAGAAGCACAAGCAGACGCACCAGCAGAAGCAGTTGCAGAAGCAGTAGCAGACGCACCAGCAGAAGCAGTAGCGGACGCAGTAGCAGATGCACCAGCAGAAGCAGTTGCAGAAGCAGTAGCAGACGCACCAGCAGAAGCAGTAGCAGATGCACCAGCATCAGACGTTGATGCCACCACTCCTGCTGAAGAAGTAAGTGCTGAAGAAGCACCTGCTGATTTAGCAAAGGCTGTAGATACAGTACAAGAATCAGTTGATGAGATTCAAAACACAGTTGCTTCAGCACTTGGAGACTTGGTGACAACCGTAAAGTCATTAAATGACAAAATGGCAGAATTACAAAAAAGCATTGATTCAGCAAAAGAGGAAGTTGCTGGAATTAAAAACAATGTAGAAGAGTTTGGAAAGCGTGTAGATTCACTAGAAGATGATACCGCTGTCCGTAAGTCTGGCGACCTTGGCGGGTTCGTACAGGAAGAAACACAAATAAAGAAAGGATCGATGTGGGGCGGGCGTTTCCTCAATTCCGCTGACCTATATCGTTAACATTCACTAGGAGGTGAAATAATTATGGCAGAAGAAATTTTAGAAAAGGCTGCTGCTACAGGATCTATCGTTTCTGGTGGTATTGGAGGTGTAAGCACCCCAGCCGCAGGAGACCTTGGTGTTGCAGGAAGTTCCGCTAATGACGGAGGTATTCTTGCTCCTGAGCAATCACGCCAATTTATCGAATACATATTCGAACAACAAGTACTAGCAAGAGATGGACGCAGAGTAACAATGCGTACAAACGCTGCTGAACTTGAAAAACTTAACGTTGGAGAACGTGTAATCCGTGCCGCTGCACAAGCAGATGCAACTTACACAAACGCTGGTGTTACTTTCACAAAGGTAGAAATCTCTACAAAGAAGATTCGTCTTGACTGGGAAGTATCAACTGAAGCACTCGAAGACAACTTGGAAGGTGCAGGATTGGAAGACCACTTGGTCCGTACAATGACTCGTGCTTTCGCAAATGATCTCGAAGATCTCGCAATCAACGGAGTAGGTTCTGGTTCAAATGCATTCTTGAACATCATGGAAGGTTTTGTTGCAAAAGAAGACACTTCTACAAACACTGCAACATTCGGTACAGATATCGAAGACTTACAAGCACTTGTGCTTGCAATGCCTCGTAAATATCGTGCTTCACGTTCAGCAATGAAGTTCTATGCAGACACAGAAACAGTATCAAACATTATCAACGGCCTTGGCTCTTCAGGTAACCTGAACAGCGAAAGAATCGTTGAAAGAGTTGTTGCTGGTCAAGAACCACAAATCCTCGGTGCTCCATTGCAGTACCGTGTACTAGGTCTTCCTTTATTGGAAGTTCCTTTGATGCCTGCAAACCGTGTATCTCTAACATTCCCTGAAAATCGTATTTGGGGTTTCCAAAGAGATGTCACAGTTCATCGTGAATTCCAACCTAAGAAAGA